CGCGGTGGTGATAACATTGTCTTCAGCCGCAAAAAGCTGAATATTCATCTTGAAATCGCTCATAGCTTTATCTCCTTTATCGTGGCTTAAAAGCCAAATAGTTCGTGGTTTTCGGCAATCGCTTTCTGACGTTCTCCTGCGTCCTTGATTGCCATGATTTCTTTCTTGGAGAGTTTCGCAGGTGCGGGAGCCGGAGGCGTTTCAACGGGTGCGCCTTGCTCACGGGTAGTCGTGATAAAGCCGCCCCATCGGTTTTCAATGTCATTGCTCAGCGTCTCGACATTGGTCAGCTTTCCATCTGCGTCAAGCGCCATTCCCGAATAGTCGGTCACGCCCATAACGCTGTCAATGTACTTGTCTCCGACTTTCTTTTCGGTCAGCAGATTCTTGTATGCAGCCTTGACCTTCGCCAGCTTTTCTTTGTTGGCGACATCCGTCTTATAGTCGTTCAGGTCTTTCACTGCCTGCTGCCACTTCGCCTTGAAATCCTCGCCGTTTTTGAGATCATCCAATTCCTTCTGGATGGTGGGGAGCTTATCGGCGGTCTCCTTCAACTCGTCACGCTGCCTTTTGAAATCATCGCGCTGTTCCTTGAGGGCGTTGACGGTCTCGGTGTGTGCGTCGATAATCGCGCTAACCTGTTCATCGGTTAGCTGCATCCCTTTAAGCATGCTTCTGGTTAGTGCCATGGTCACTCTTCTCCTTTGCTTTGGGCGCGTTGCTTCGCGCAGAGTATAAAAATAGCAAGCCGTTACTTTGGCTTGCTTGTATGATAAACGCCTTTCGGCGTGTTATCCCTTTCTTAGTTCCGCTTCAAATATCGCTTTGTATTCGTCTGCATGATCTTGAGCGGCAGGGCGTAAATAAGGACGCGCTGACATTCGGCGCGTCCCTAACTCAACAAACGGAGCATATTCCACGTTTGTCCCTATGTATTCATCTTCATCCTTCTGAAAGTGAGTTATGCTATTGCGTAGATTGCCCGTATCAACCGGGCACAGCGCCTTTGCATAGCTCTCGGCCTTTTCTCCGCATATCTCTAGTCCGCGCTTCTTCGCTATTTCAAGCGAGGCACGCACGGCAGCGGAGTTATCATTGAAATCAAAATCAAGTGCCATTATTGTGTTCTTTCCCCTCCATCACTTTACTCCGCCATCTTCCAGCCAGCGCTTATGTGCCTCAATTTTCCGTTCAATACTCTTCTTTATCTGTTCTGGAGCATCGTCCTGACAGGCAAGCGCATAATCTTCGCCGTCTTTGATCGTTATATATTTCATCTCTTCGCTCGTAAAAAAAATCTGCATTAGAACGGCTCTCCTCTGTTATACTTGTCAAACGCATCCATTATCTCTTTTGATAATTTATACGCTAATGTATCAGGATGCCGAGTATCCTGAGCTTGCACAAACGCCTCGGCAAACATTTCGTCGGGATGTGATGCAGCATACTTTGAAATAGCTGGAAGCTCATCCTTGTGCTTTATCCAATAATCATTTTGCCACTGCCTGAATTTGTTATCATGACTGCCTGCGAACACGCCTTTATCGTCTGACAATGCATGTCCATACTCATGTCTTACGGTACCCTCTAATGTATCGCTAACCGTATAAAATTCAGCTCCGGGTTTTGGCGGCAACATTGGGTCACCATATTTTAATCTAAGAGCGTATCGTTCTTCAAACTCATCTTGGAGCTTTTGTGTACTGTATGTATTATTGTGTACTTCAATACAAGGCCCGCTTTTGCCATCTGCACCATACTTTAAATATTGTGCTCCGCATGGCGTCAGATCAGGATATTCATAATGCAAGTCCAATATGTCAGTTTCGGTATCAAGTCCTCTGTGTGTTCTTACGTCACCGACATAATCAAGTTCTCTTGACAACGGATATTGCTTGTTCAAATCGTCAAGCGTATCCTTTGTAATTTGTTTTGCTTCGCTCGGGAACAATCCACCATATTTGATCTCCCTTGCAATATCGTGTCTTTTATTTGTATTTACACCTGTATCGTTTGCTATTCTTTCTTTCGCTGCCTCCCATTCGTCATACGTCATATCTCCGATAATCTCACCGTTGATATTATCCCGGCGCGGTATATCAGATGGATATTCGGGATGCTCATACAATAATGTGCATCTGCAATTATAAACATCGGCAGGCTCAGCCCACGGGTCACCGGGGAACATGATATACCCGTAGTCGCTCTCAAACGGGTCATCCACGTTTTGCACCTGTCCATCAAGGTGCTGGTGTGAATCTCTTGTACGATTGTCCAGAGTAGCCAGCCAGCGCTTTTGCAGCTTAATTCCAAGCTCCTGTGCTGCGTGCATAGCTTCTATCCTGCCCGCGTTTTGCGCCGCTGTCATGGCCGTTCTAGCGTTTCTGATAGCGGCATGTTCGCCTCGCTCTCCCGTAGTCTCAGCTATGCGTTTGGCTATCTCCGGGATGCTCTCACCCTGAATAATGCCCTGTGTCACACAGTTGTTGATGATCTTGTGATACCAATCCACATCTTCACTGTGTTTCACTATTCGCGGAGGTAATAGCGTGGGTTCATCTTTCAGTATCTTTGAGACCGTCGCATTGTCGTACACACTGAAACCAAAGTCAAGCCCAGCGGTATGCTCAAGGTTATAGCAAATATGGTTTGCGTTGGCAGTGAACACGTTCAGCCGTTCGCCGTTGACGATCTTTGTTGAAAGGACATCCGCTTGATAAAGGGTCTCGGTCAGAGAATCGCGCTTTTGCTGCCACAGTTTTCCTTGATATACCTGCCCGCGCTTCCACGAATCATAATCAGATTTGGTAATCTTCCCCTCGGATAGCTGCTTACGCTTTTCAACGTCAGCTGTCTTATAGCGCTTATTAAAGTCATCCATTTTCTGCTGTACTTCATGTACGGCCTGACGGTAATTTCGCTTTAAACGGCGCTGTACGTCCGCATAGGAGCGTTCTGTGGCAAGTTGCCCTCTATCAAGTGTTGCCATAGCTTATCTCTTGAATTTCTTGTCCTTTTTCATCTTCACGACTTCATTCTCATAGGATTTCTTTGCATCGGCCTTGATCTGTTCGCGTATCTTATTGGCCTCTTCACGGAATCCCGCGCTTGCCGCCTTATGTTCATCTCTCAACGCCTGAATCTGCGGAGCAAACTTGTCATTCATTTCCTGCCTCGCCTTTTCAGATGCCGCTTTATACTCATCCCTCACGGACTGAATCTCAGGGCCGAACTTGTCATTGACGCTTTGCCTTATCTTTTCTGATTCAGCTTTGTAATCCGCTCTAAGCCCTTCGATTTCGCCGTAAATCTGTTCCTTCATCGCAGCACGCTGTTCCTTTGACATGCCCTTAAGGCGGTCTCTAAGCGCTTGTATTTTCGCCTGTGTTCTCTCTTTAGCTGCCGAGCGTGCCTGCTGTAATGCCTCTTTACGCTTTTCTCGCAGTTCTTCTATCTTTGCCTGTGTACGTTCCTTCGCCGCTGCCCTCGCAGATTGTAAAGCCGCTTTTCTTTCCTCGCGCAGTTTGGCTATCTTTTCCTTCATTTCTGCGCTATGCTGATTAATACGCGCTCTCAGGTCTTCCGTGACCTGTTTCAGCTTGCTACTCTTTTCAGCGTTGATTGAATCTTTGACTTGCTGCGCCGCGCTCTTACCTAATTCTGAAAGCCCTTTAAGCGATGTCTTTTTCTTTCGCCCTTTGAGTTTACGATGCTTCATGTAATACTCATGGGCTTTTACCGGGTCATAGTATTTACTTGCGTATGCCATTATCCCAGCTCCCTCATAAGCGCTTGCAACTGCTTTTCTATTTCGTCATCGTCTTCATCATCATCGCCATTCTCCAGAGCATCCAACGCCATCAAGGTTTCATCTTCTTCATCGTCACTGTCCAGCGCTGCCAACTGTGCCTCTAAATCTTCATCCTCCACCGCTATACCGCTCTCGGTATCACCCTCGGATTCATCTTCATACTCCATCGTGTCGGCGCTGGCGGCATCACGATTTGCAAGGATTTCGTCTATCTTGTCTACTGGGATATTGGGCAGTAATTCAAGCACGGTACGGTCATCGAGGTAATTCGCCTCCATCATGACCATTTGCACCTGCTCCATCTGATTGCTTACCCTATTGCGCTTAAACTGCGGCACATCCTCAATGCCTATCAGTTTCAAAAGCTGCTGGACAAATTCGATGATCTGATACTCAAAATCATCCGCTTCTTCGTCCATCGGCTGATAAGCTGCTTCAATGTGGTCATTGGTAGATCCGGCCTGTACCGCGTGGACATCCAACGCGCCGAAGCTCTCATAAATCGTACTTTTGATATGCTCCAAATACGCTTGCCTCGCCTGAAATGGGATGTCCTGCGTATAAGGCGTTACACTGCTTTCATTGGTATCGGCCACGGCTATATGGTTGAATTTCAGACGGTCGCGGAACTTCTGCAAGTCGCCGTCATCCATGCCCATCGCGTTACCGATAATCCAATAAATCTGCGCACAATCTTCTAGGTCGTTCGCAAACCCCGATTGAATCAGGTCATAGCTATCAATGCTCTGTCTCAAGCCCACAAGCGTTGACTGTTGTCTGTTGCTGCCCCATAGCTGGACAATCGGCAGCGGGCCATAATTCGTCTCACCTATGACCTCATCGCCGTCTGCCTCGGTATGCTGTATCACCTGCTTATACCCGTGCTTCGGTTCTATCTCTACAAGATCAAGGCCGTAGGTATCAGGCGCAGAGCGGTACTTGGTAAATCCGTCTTCCTCATAAAGCACAGCGGTAACAGGTCGCCGTCCCCATTCAAGAGACCAAAAACGGATTCCCGCCCTCAATGTACCGTCGTATTCATCAACCAGCGGCACAAACTCAGTAAGCGGGAAGATATGCAGCCTGTCCACATTCCAGAAACCAAACGAACGCCCATGCTTCAATGCAGCATAGGCGAGGTTATAAAGGTCTGTGTCAAAGTGATCTCCCAGCGCTTCCTTTGTCGCGTCTACTTCGATGGTCGTTTCCATTCCATTCTCGTCAATCTCTGTGCGTTCCTCATGGTTATCGGAAAAGGTAACGCCGTTGCCCAGAGAATATGTGCATCGCTGCGTATTGAGCCGATGGAAGAAATTGGAAGCGATCTTATTATTGGTCGCAGTGTAGTCCACAATCGTTGAGCCGGTCAGCGTGAACAGCTTTTTGACGTATTCATTGACAGTGACGTTCTTCTGCTTGTCATATTCATCCGCATCACAGGCTATCTTATATTCCTCGCTGCCTCGGTGTTCAGTGATTGCGTAAGCGATGAAGTCAATCAACTGGTGCTTTGCCACGGCCTCCTGAAAATCCTGAAATGTCAACATTGTTCTTTTTCCTCTTTATCGGTAGGATATGGACATATTCGCACTGTCGTATAGACTTCAAAAACATCAATAGTTATTGACTTATCATCCCTCGACATTGCTTGACGGACTATATCCATTGTCATCTTCTCAACGTCCATGTTACCCTCCAAACGGCGAATGATACGCTTCTACGCCCTTCTTGCCTGGGCGCTTCCAGATTCTCTCCGTGGCATAGCGCACAGCATCTATGTGGTGATTGTTCGCATCTGGATATCCGCTGATTATCTCACCGTCTTTTGTGTGCTCATACTGATACGATGAAAATTCCTCGCAAGTATCATGACATCTGCGCGGGTCAATAACGATGGCTTTCAGCGATTGCAGCCACTTCATAGAATAATCTACGCTGCCCGGGCCTTTCTCGGCACCAAAGCAGCGTAGACCTAATTTGTTATAGTCTGCAACGCTTTTCGGCTCCGCGCTATCTGCGGTTATCCTATCCGTATGCGTTATACCATGCTCTATCAGTATTTGCGCCGTTTCAGCGTTACCCTTTTTATGCTCCGTCAGTTCATCGAAAATGTAAAGCGTCTGCCTCGCTGAATCATATTGCACACCGTTGAACGCCCACGGGTCAGGATAATAACCCCAGTCTAGGCCATATTCGATACGGTCAAAGTGGCGTATTTCTTCGGCTGTAATCTCACGCACTTCCAGATTCTCAAATACCTCCGAACCGTTACCCACAGCCTCGCCGAGATACTCATGCCTATAAGCGCGTTCATTGGTTTCTTTGAGGTATTCTGCTTCTTGCAGAAATTGCTCTCCTAACCATTCTGGCGGCGCGTCAAGATAGCAGGATTTATGGCACAGTCTATCGTCGCGTTCTTCTAGCGTGTCCTTATTCGCCCAGTTGTCACGGCTTATCGGTGGGTTATAGCTCTCGAAGTTCCAAAACTTATTCCCACCGCGCATTGTAGATTGAAGGATGGTTCGTATCTCAGTGCGCCCCGCAAATTGGTCTTTTTCCTCAAAGTGCGTAATCGCGATATACCCGAACGGCACTTTGATGGACTTTATCTTCATCGGGTCATCTGCGCCACGGAACATGATTTTCTGCCCCGTGGGCTTATACACCAACTCCATTGGCGTGCGCTGGGCTTTCCACAAATGCGCCATGCCCAGCTCTCCGATAGCCCACATATACTGACTGTAAACGCTATCCCTTATAGTATTACCCACCTTACGCAATACAAGCGCGTGGGTATTAGGATTCATTATTAGCAGCAGCGGGACAATCAACGAAACACACGATGATTTCAATGAGCCTCGCCCACCTGATAAATCATAGTGTGTGTGTCCGTGGATAAAGGCATCATGTGCCATGCCGTAGAACGCTGGACCTATCATCGTGGATAGTTTTATTTCAGACATCTATAACCACCTTCACAGGTTCAGCGTTCGTTGCTTCAACATCAACCGCCTTTCGATTGCGCCACTTATCCGGCTTACGGTTATTAAGCCAATATATCTGCGCCGTTACGTTCGGCGGAATATAGATTTCTTCCTCCACGTATTCGACGTGCTCTTCTTCGATTGTGCCTTTCCCTGCCAGACGCTTCGTGGTCTTTAGCTTGATGCGCTTTTTAAGGATAATGCGCTGGCCTTTAGCCGCATCTCTGAGCGAGTTTTCAATCTCAAAATCAACAGGTGCCTTGCCCTTTTTTATGGCCTCGCGTAATTCGTTGTGGTCTGCCTGCCACCTGTAATATGTAGCAGGATGGACGCCCATATTATGGGCTATCTGTTCATCATTCAGACCTTCACGCGCCCAGCCCTCAAGTAATAGCAATCCGTCAGGTTCTAACCACTGTTCATATTTAGCTTGCCTTGCAATCGTGAATCACTCCTTATCCTTCCCTCTGTTTCCTGTATTTCTCATTCAGGATTTTCGGGACTGCGTTCTTCCAGTTTATTTTGTGGTGAATCCTTGCGTGCGTGCT